ACCCTTGGACCTGCTTTGTCTTCAAAACCACTTGAACTCTGTAAACTGCCATCTGTGAAGTTTGAGAATGTCATAGCAGGCTGAACTGTTGATCCATATACATCAGTATCGCCTAATCCACTCCATTGAATATTTAATCCAAAGCCTGGGTTAGGATCAGTGTGTAAGTTTCTACTACTAGTATCACTTTTGTCACCAACCACAATAGTATTCTTAAATCTATGGAAGCCGTTTTCGTGTTCAATTACATTTGGTGAATTTGCTACAGATAAATTTGCTTTTGTAAAGTCAGTTGCTGTTATGCTACCATTAACGTTACTTAAACTTGTGCTAGTAAATCTTTGGAAATAGTTAGCACCTAGTTCTGCTGTGCCTTCTATGGAAAAATCGTTTGGTCCTGTTGACCTTAATCCATTTGGTGTTTGGTGTAAAAGACCATCGCCACTAACACCACTTAAGAATCTATAATCACCAGTAGAAGTATCTCTTACTGTATGATATAGACCAAAAGCATCTAAGGCACTACCAATTGTAAATGTTGTTGTGCGTTCAGCAGGGTTACTCATTATAACGTTAGCAATACCGCCTGTGGCACTACTGTTTGCTACACTACTTACTACTGTGCCTTTAGGGAATGGTCCATCAAAAGAGGCTAAACTGGTATTACTGAATTTCAGTGCCATGTTTGAATGGAAAACTGTTGCTAAGTCTACTGTTGTTCTAGGGTTATATCCCAATGAAGCTGCATATAAACCTAAATAATAGTAGTTTAACTCTCCACCTGCGGCTGGAACATTACTAGATGTAAGTTTTTGTAAACCAGTCAATTGAACAACATTACTGCCTGCTGTCATAACTGCTGATCCGTCTATACCTAGAACACCACCTGTTGGTCCACCGTTCCAAGCAGGTGACCTAGTAGCCATTACACCACCAACATCAGTGCTTCCTATAAGTCCTTGGTTTGTGCTACCAGTTGTTACTGTTTCACTGTTGTAGAATACAAGAGCACCTGTTGTTTTACGTAGAACACTACCTATTTGTGTTACGTTACCTGTGTTCCAATGTATATTCGACTTGTCTGCGTTGTATTTTAATTTGTTTACATCATATAAGTCTAAATCATTACCACTGTTAGGCTCTATTTTGTTTGTTTTAGCACTACTTGTTGCTGTTACTGTGGTGCCACTTATAGTGTTACCTGTGCTTATTGTGCCTGTATAATCAGCAATGGCACTATTTGCTCTTGCTGTTGTGTAGTAAAGGTTAGTTCCTTCACTTACTTGAGTTGTTGTTAGTCCTGATAGTTCGCTACCATTACCTTTTACATAAGCACCTTGAATATTACCTGTTGCTGTTAAACTGCTAGGAGTTAACGCACCATCATAGTCTGTAATAGCAGTATTGGCTCTAGCAACTGTATAATAAAGATTAGTTCCTTCACTTAAATTACTTGTTGATTTAGTTGCTAATCGTGTATCAAACCTACCGTCTGTGTAGTAAAGATTAGTTCCTTCTGCTAGGTCACTTGTAGATGTAGGTATATTGTAATATGTGCTACCATTATTAGTAAACGTCCATTTATCAGTGTCTTCATTCCATTTGACTTCTACACTGGTGCTTTGCGGTCTGTTTGCTATGATTTGAACATTGCTGTTTGTAGCCGCATTTGCGTTTAGTGTAATCTTTTGATCAGTAACAAACAAGTCAGTAACGTTTTCATAATCAATGTTACCTGTTGCTATAATGTTACCTGATACGTTTAAGTTGCCACCTACAGTTAATGGGCTTGAACTAATGTGACTTAATACCTGTGCGTTTGAAACAAAGCCTGATGTTGCGTTGTCTAGGTTTGCTAAATTAATATCTTGTAAGGCAATGTTTTTATTATTGCCACCTAGATGTCCAGAAACCTCAAATGTTTTAGCAACATCACTTACACCTGTTATACTGGTTAAACTGAGATTAATTCTATGACCTGTGGGTCTGTTTACAACTGTTAAACCAGCACTTCCACCTGAGCCTACTTCTATTTCACTACCACTTACACCAATTACAGGTCTACCTGCTGTTTGTGTAGCACTACCTTGTGTTAATGATATGTTACTGGTATCAATAGCAGGTTGTGTTACATCAATGTATAATGTATACAATGTGCCATCTTGTTCTACTATTTTACCTATAGGATCAACAATACCATTATAAGTATTTGTTGGTATTGTGCTTGTATAACCACCTCTACTGCCTACTTTGGTAGCATATAATATGTCACCTGTTTTAAGTCCACTTAGCCCATTGTAAGCACCACTAGTTATGTAGCCTTGTGTGGCTACTGCTACTTTAGGATAACTTACAGCACTATTAGAAACTGTGCCTATGCTTTCCATATAAACACCGGCAACTATACTGTTACCAGCAAGTGTTGTGTCTAGATAATCAACAATTGGTATATCATTACTAGCATCATATCCTGTAACTGCTAAAACATGTCCTCTAGTTGTATCTATTGCTGTATTTTTAAATCTAGCATGGAAACTTTTTTGTGGATATGCTACACTAAAACCGCCTGTGCTACTATCGTAACTTATACCTACGTCGTATGCTTCTGAGTATTGTCTACCTGTTGGATATATAGCATGGGTATTGGCCATAACACCTTCTGTGGCAAATGAACTTGATGTGCTGTTTAAGCCTAGGGCACTAATTACACCTGTGCCGCTGTTATAAGTAACACCTGTTCCACCACTTATACTGCCTCTTACATCAGTTGTGCTTGTTCCTGTAAAGTTAATTACACCTGTAGCATTACTGTATGTTAAACTGCCAAAGCCACCTGAATCAGTGACTGATATTTTACTTCTTAATTCTAAATCACTTGCGCCATTATATGTAATAACACCTGTGCTACTATTGTATGCTAAATTACCTAATCCACCACCATCTGTAACACTAATGTTACTTCTTGCTCTTGCGGCAGTGAAATACTTATTTGTTGACCCTTCTGCTAAGTCGTCTGTTGTTCTACCTGTAAAAACACTACTGCCATCAAAACTAAACACACCTGATGTTGAATTATATAATATAGGCGATACGTTGCTTAACGCACCTCTAATTTCTGCTGTTGTAACCTGTGTTGCTGTTCCTACACTTACTGTTGTGGGTGTTGAGGTAACACTTACTGTATTTGTAGTAGTATCTACACTTATAGTGGAGGTATTTGCGGTAACCGATATAGTGGATATTGCCATGTTACCTCCTTATGTTGTTGACAAGGCTGTAAAGCCTGCTGATGTGCTTGGTTTTCCTAAAGTTGAATCTGGTGAGTATCTATGTATGAGTGCCCATCTATGTTCATCTACAGTATTTGGAGTTACGCCTGTGTTGGTCCATCTTACTCCTACAACAGTAATTGGTGTTTCACCTCTACTGTCTGGTAAAACGTTACCTTCGTATAAATTACCTGGAATAGTTATGTTGACTGTTCCTGCGGCATTACTTAATCTGTTAATATTACTATCTGCTATTTCTACGTTGGCAAAACTGCCTGTTATAGTTGAATCACTAAAGGAAGGATCTCCTGTAGTTCTGTCATATGCCATACTGTTTACAACTAGTGTCTGAGCACTTAGTTCAAACGTGTAGTTAGATATATCTACACCATAGTTATATGTAAATGTTGATGCGGTGTCTTTGAATACTTCTAATACTTGAACATTATCTGCTGAAGAAATATACTTAGAGAAGGAAAGCAGACGGCCGCTCATGATGTTTTGATGAATTTACTTTTCATAATTTCTACTCCTGAAGGGTATTCCTATAACACTGAGGCATTATAGGCTTAATTTAATATGTATTTATCAGTTTATGGTGTTGTAGGCCAGGATACATCGTCTAATGCGGTGGGATTTGGGTATGTATCTGTTATATCACGTAATGCTTGTCTATATGTTTGCCATTCTGCTTTTTTACTATCTGATAATGGTGAATCAGCACCCACAGTCCAATCACACGCCTTAAGCATTTTGCTACGTCTATCTCTTACCATTGCTTTTACTGGCACTAAGTCTTGATTGTGTAAAACAGTATGTGGCGTTGTGCTTACATCTATTCTACAATGTCTTTCATGACATTTGCCCGGCATGTATGTAAGGCCTGGATTGACACTACATAATTTTGCTACTTGGCCTTGTGTGCCTATATAGTTGTGAAATGCTATCCTACCAGTTGTTTCATTGTATACTATGTAATTCATTATGCTATTCCAAAATTGCCTAGGTCACCTTTGTTAACCTTAAACATATCGTATTTTAAGTTCTGGAAACCTACTGTATTTGCGTTTCCACCTACATTTGCCAGTGTGTTGAAACCTTGTAAACGTATTTCAGCACTTACCATATCCTCTGTTACTTCAAACTCACCTTGTGAATTAATCACAGGAGGTATTTCTTGAAAGTTTATAAAGTTTTGCCCATTACTAACAAAACTATTAACTGTTTGGTTGTTGGCATATTCTACATCTATTTCAAATCTCAATCCGTAATCAGCCACTCCAGAATCTGGCATTTGACCTAATGGTGTGGCATTTGTTAATACTGTATATGCTCCATTTTCAATGTTTGCTAAATCAATTGGAACACTTGGTGCTATGTTTCTTAAAACTGCTGTATTTGATGTTAGATCAACATTTGCGGCTGGTGCCACATCTACTTGTCCACCTGCTCCATACACACCTATTGCGTTTCTATCAATATAGGCACCAAAACCATTACTGCCGTTTACGCCTGAACCGTATATTAGTGCGTTACCTGTTATATTTTGTGTTGAACCTGGTGCGGTGCTTAACACTCCACCTACAACACCTGCTACTTGGAATGTTAAATCATGTGTAGGTGTTTGTCCACGCAATGTATCGCCTGTTACTGTTATTGTTTCTGCGTTAACATACCCAGTGCCTTGTTGTCCTGGCATAACATATACATCTTCATAAGCACTACTTGATGCGTTTGCTCTTACTATAAACTTAGCACCTGATCCTGATCCACTAGTGCCTGTTTGACTTACATCAAAGAAGAAACTACTTAGTATACCAGGTGGTATAATTGGTGGTGGGGGTGGTATAATTGGAATATCAATTGGATCGTCTTCTTCTGGTGTTTCTGTTACCACAGCATCTATGTATACTGAATCATCATATTCTAATAATAATAAACCGCAGTTTATCATGCCATCTTGACCTAATACTTCTGTGTTCTTCATAACACGGAATAGTCTGTTTGAGAATCCATAGTCTGTGTTTGTTACTTTAACAACATCACCTGCGTCTATTTGTAGTCCACTAAAGTCAGTGGTTAGTTCTACTACCATACCTTTTCTACTTTGATTTAGATCAATATTCCCTAGTTGTTGTGCGTGTATATTATTGTTAACTAACTCTAATCTGTAATCTAAATTATTGTCTGGCTCGCCTGTGTTACGATCACCACTGGGTGTTTCTACTATAGTTGTATTTGTTTGGTCTTTTCTGTTTTGGTCAGCAAACTCTACTGTTACTTTGTTAAGTTGCTGGTATAATTCTGTTGAACTAATTGATATTTTACTTACAATATTGTCATCATTTAACACAAAGGCATTTGCTAGTTCACTGGTCAAGTATTCTCTGTTAGGAACTGCTTTGAATTTGCCTTGTTTACCGTCAAAGGTAAAGTATGTGCTACTGTTACGACATATCTTGTCAATGTTGTCCATACAACTGTCAAATGTGCTTAGATATCCATTAATTTGATACCTAGCAATGTTGGCACTTACGTTTGCTTTGTTTGTATACGGTATAAGTTCATTGGCATAACCTTTCATATCTGTGTTTGCTGTGCCTAGTATACTTGTTATATCAATATCAGCATTGGCAAGTCCTGCCCCATATCTAGTGTTAGTCATGTAATCAAATAACACTTCTCCAGGATTGTTCATGCTGTTTGTTATATCAAAACTCATTGAGCCTAAGCCTGTTAATGAGTTTTCAGCATCATAATCAACTTCCATCATGACAAATACCAATCCTTCCATGGTATAATTTGTTGTGTCTGTCCAATGTGGCATCATTGTTGTTGCGGCTACTTTACTGCTTGTTGGAAATACTTGATTAGTTGAAGCAGTTCCGCCAGCATATACTCTGACTCTTATTTTGTTTGCCCAATCTTCTCTGGTAGTTGCGTTAGCATCATAATAACTGGTTACATTGTGATTAGTAAAGTTAAGTCTTCTATCGCCCCAATATGTTTGGTTTAGAGTGTATGTTTCGCCTTCAATAAATTCACTTAACACAATACAATAGTGCATAGTATTGTTTTGATTTGATATAGCCACATCTGTGATAGGACCACTCATAAAATTACGGCCGTAGGCAATTCCTATCTTATTATCCGTGGCTGGGGCAACTTGGACTTTTGACCCATTACCCCTCATATTCACATTGGGAACATCAAATACTCCTAAAAGTTTTGATACACCAAACGCCAGTCCTGCCGCAATAACACCTGCTACAACACTACCAAGCAACGTAAGTGATGTTACACCCGCTACTGTTGCAACTAAGGCACCACCTATTGCTTTTGCTATTGCTGTTCCTATAAATGTGAATACTGCCATTGCTTACTCCTACTACCTACTCTGCGTAATATATTGTTTCAATTGGTTTAAAGCCATACTTTTCCAATTTGATTTTTGGTGATTGATCCATTAGTGTCATTGTATAACCCTGTATCAAACCACGTTTCTTTAATTCTTTACATACTTGGAGATATTGTAAAAACAATTTACCTCCAACTGTTCCTTCTCTATATGCTGGCTCAACCCACCATGCGGCTTCACGCATAACTGGGGAACCTGCTGGTAACCATAAATCGCCTGCTGGCATGGCTATAAAAAAACCTGCTGGTTTACCGTCTTGTTCTGCGTATAGTAATACGCCACTTCTACTACAATTAAACAATATTTGATCTATGTGAGCATCATCGTATTGTGGATTGTGTAAGTAATCAACTGGCGCACTATTGGCGAAGTTGATGAACATCTTTTTTATTTTATCAAAATCTTTTACATCTGCTTGTTTTATCATATCTTTATATCCTTTATATCTTTGTTATCTTTCTTGTTCTCTACGACGACGATTACCGCCGCCTCCAGGTCCTCCACCGTAGTTTCCACCACCTGTAAATTCTTTACCAAAGTCAAATGCGGTATTGAATAGTATTGGCACTCTGTCGAAACTTTTGTCTGCTGGAAACAAACGTTTTCTATCTTCTGGGTTTGTTCTTTGTCCTGTTATCTTTTCACTTAATACTGTTAACTGACTTGCTAGTGTTACTGTTACAGCATAGTCCATTTGTTTACTTAATATGTTTACTTGTTCGTCTATCTTATAATTGGTTATAACGCCCTTAAAACGTGTGTAAACACCACTCTTAAGTTCCATTGTGCTACTGTCAACAAATGCTCTTTTAAGTGTTACATTACCACCTTTTACTGGGTTGTCTAATATTTGACGCAAGTAGTCTTGTCCACTTGGTATACCACTTAGTGTTAATGCTAAGTCATTTGCGTTGTATTTTAAGTTGTCATCTATGTTACTTACACTTAAGAAAGCCCCTAATTCTGAATAATTATTACCATCAACTGTGACTGGTTTCCAATTACTACTAATGTAATATGTTGTGGCGCCTAATTGTAAGTCAATAAGTGTAATAGGCGATATACTTTCACCTTGGACTTCTGCTATTGTTGTTGCCATTAAGTTATAACCTCAACAAACTCAAAGTTACCTGTAAACTCAACTAAATCATGCGGAACTACTGTATAAGTAGGACACCCCATTGCTTTAAGGTGGAATCTACAATCGCCACCAAACCTTAATGGATCATTACCTGTAATTACTGTTCCTGTTTGACTTAACACTGGTCTGTGAACTGATACAGCCACGTTTGCTCCTGAGAAGTCTGTGACATCTGCTGTTACTTGATAAGGATATCTGTATGTTCCTGTATCACCTAATGGTTGTATGAAGTCACCTTTCTTTACCAAGTGTGTATAACCACTTGTGTTACCTGTTACACCATCGCACTTTAAGTATAGTGTTTTACCATTACTGCCTCTACAGTCTACTTGGGCCTGTTGTGCTGGACTTAAACTACCTTGATAGTTTGTTATGTAAGCCATGTTACTGTTGTCTGCTAAACTAACGTTTGCTTCTGTGACTCTATCAGCGGTATCTATGTCTTCTAATAAGTCTCTGTTTGTGCTATATGTCATGACTGGTGTTGGTGATACAGTAAAACTGTATACACTTGGTTGACGTTCTGCTGTTTTTACATGTCCACTTCTACTCACACTCATTGCTGTGGTTTTACGTTTGTTGACATTTAAACTTGTTGCGCCGTTAATTATTCTCTGAAAACTCATTATCTTGCTCCTGGTATGCTTCTAGCACCTGCCTGTGTTACAGCATATATAAATTGTGGATCACTGGCTACTAATTGTTGGAAGGATTCGGCTGAAGTTGCATTTATTGTGTAATTAACATTTGTTACACCACCGCCACCACCTCTCATACCTCTTGAGTGATCTACAACAGTTTCATTAGGGTGAAGTATTGAAAGGAATCCACCTCTACCATCTACACCACCTGTTCTAGGTCCTGAACCTGTATATCCACCGCCATCAAACGAGAATAACTCTAATAATGGGTTAGTAACTTTTGCTTGTATGAATGCTTTTATTAGTGTTAATTTAATAAAGTCTGCTAAGTCACTAAAGTCTGCTTTACCATTAATGAATGCCTGTGCTAATGCGTCTTCAAACATTGTTGCGGCTTTAACCATACCCTCTGCTAATGTTTTTGTATAGTTGCCTACATCGCTTTGTGCGAAGGCTTCTTTGACTTTGGCAGTTAGTTCAGGGCCAAATATAAGTGCTGTTAGAGCCTTAACTTTGTCTAGGGTTCCTTCTGCTTCATCAAAGAAGTCTGTAAGGAATTGATCTACTCTTGCTCGTCCTTCATCTCCATATATTTTGTCTAGTAATGCTCCAATAAATGTTCCTTGTTTAGCAGTAACAGTTTGTCCTGGAACATCAGTGAAATCCTCTACAATTGTTTTAATTTTTTCTTTGGCCTTTTCAATTTCTGTTTCGCCTAATAACATGTCTATAATGCTACTGAAGTCTGCTGGTTTTAAATCACCAAATATTTTTGATAATTCTTTTTGTATTTCTGCGGCTCTGGCAGGATCTGTAAATCCATCTTTGAATCCGTTTGAGACTTGTTTTGCCAATTGACCAATTATCATTGGCATCGTCCCCATAGGGAAGTCAAAACCACTTTTGGTTATACTTTCTAATTCTTCTCTTAATTCTTTTGCTCTGGCTATGTTTGCTGGATCTATACCAAAATTTTCATCAAAGGCACGACCTGCTCCTTTCATCAAATTAAACAAGTCAATCATTACGTTTGATAACGCTTCAAATACTTCTATTACTTTAACAACTCCTTGTATAAACTGATCTTTTAAGAATTTGCCAAAGTTTTCCATACCACCTTGAGCATCAACTGTTTCTATTAAGAATTCTGTAAATGCTTCTGTTATTTTTTCTAATGCTGGCGCAAGTGAGGCAACAAACTGATTGCTAACTCCTGCTATTAGAGTTTGTAGTTCATTGAACGAGTCATTAAAGTCTTCAACACCTTGTATAGCAGTAGTGCTTAACACACCGCCTAATGCCTCTGCTTTGGTGAACATGTCTTCTAGACCTGCCGCACCTTGGTTTAATGTTGTAACTAATTCAGCACCTTCACTGTCAAACGCCTTAAAGGCTAATGCTAGTTTTTCTGATTCGTTTTCTGTGTTTGCTATACCATCGGCAAATTCTTTTAATACTTGTTCAGCACTTTTAAAACTGCCATCTGCGGCTCTTGTGTCAATACCTAACTTTTTGAGTGCTGGTAATAATTCACCTGTGCCTTTTTGTGCTTCACCTAATCTTCTAGAGAATCTTCTTATGGCTAAACTGGCATTGTCTCCACTTACACCTGCCTGCTCTGCGGCAAATCTAAACTTCTGTAATGTTTCCGCACTGAGGCCAGTAACTTTTGCTACTTTACCTATACGGTCTATATATGCTGACTGCCTTACAACTAATGCTGTAAAGGCGGCTGTTACTGCTGTTAAGGCTATTGTTACTTTGCCTGCTAACCCAACAAAGCCACCTAAGGCTTTGGTTGCTACATTCATCCCTTTGGTGAATCCTTTAGTGCTTACACTTAATACGGCTTTAATTGGTATGGCCATTATGAGTTCCTCTTAATATATTTTGTTACAGTTTTTTCAGTATAATCTATTGTAGGATCACTCATGCCTTTTGGTGCTTGAGTGCTGTAACCACCTCTGGTTTTACCTGTTCCTTCTTTTGGAGGATTAGGGAATTCACCTCTATCTAATACACCACTGTATTCGTAATCTCCTACAACGTCAAATCCTTTAAATGTATTCTTTAACTTTGTATTGCTTTTAGCATTACCTTTATCACGTGGTGTGTTGTCTTTAAATTCTTTAAGAACCATTTTAGGTAGGCGATTATTGACAAAATTAAATATCTTTTTGTTTACTTTTCTAAACTTTTTGTCGTTAATCTTAAATGCCATTATGTTCCTTTAACTTTATTCCATTTTTCTAATATTTCTGATTCTGAGTAAGTATCAGATATACCTTCGCCACGTTGTTTCTTCTGCTCACGCATCTTAAGGATTCCTGCTTGATAACTAATTGCCAAATCCATTGTTGTGGCTTTTTCTAATACTTCTGAAGGTAGTAATCCATATTTCTCTGCCATACCATCTATAACTAATAACAACGCACCTTCCTGTGTATTAAGCGTCTGAACAGTTGTTACTTTCCCAGCGACTCAGTGACCTTTACCATTGCCGCATTCAAGACATCCATAGGTAAAACATTACCGTCTGTCATGACAGGTAATCCTTCATCGTCTAGTATTAAGTCTTTCATTGCGTGGAACATAGCACCCATGTCTTCTTTGTCTAGACTGGCTAATTGTGTATATTGTTCAATGGTTAATCTATCATGGACAAAGAATTGTAATTCTTCTCCATAGATCTCGACAATGTCTTTATCGTCGATCAATAGTTCTTTTAATTGTGGTTTTGCGGCTAAATCTTTTAATTTCATATCTTTATTCCTTTATATCTCTTTTTTTAAGTTCATGTATTGCACTTAGGCAAAATGATACTCTGTTAGATACCTTTGTGGCATCTCCTTTAATGCAATTTAACTCATTCTGAGCCTTTGCTAATTCTGTCTCCAGACTCTTTACTATGTCCTTCGTCGTGTTTCTTTCCCATATCTCCATGTTTATCTTCCTTTATATCTTTAAGTTTTGGTGACTCTTCCTTTATACTAGCAGGGAAACCTAATAGTTGTTCTATTTGGTGTTTGCTATGTGGGATAGTGTCAATACTAAATGTATCTTTAGTCTTTGCTGTTTTAAGCCATTCTGTGGCTAAGTCTTTGGTTCTTTGTTTCATATCTATATTTATCCTAATAAGATAGTGTGCCCCTTAGGACACACTAAATTGTATTGTTATGCTACGGTATCGTTTTCTAGATCACCATCAACTTCCAACGTAACAGGTGTAACCCAAACTGGGCTATCCATGTTTACTGTTGGTGCCAAACCTGCGATAAATCCTGCTCCACGTATATACGTTGAACCTGAATCTGTCCCATTTAAGTATGCGTTGAAGAATACTTTGGTTTTGTTTTTACTTATGCCAAACAATCCATTCTCTTTAGCATCGTCATCGCTGGGTGTTCCAGTTCCAAAGAATGCGGTTGAGTCAACTACACAATTAAGTGTAAGTTGGTTGGTTGCTGGGATAGTAACGGCTGACTCTGCAGTGTTGTCTAGAGTTTTAAATCTAAATACACCAACGGAGTTGTTGATCGTAATATCTTGCATTTGCGGGACTACGAGTGATGATACACTACTATTAGCCGTTACGGCATTTGCCGCCGCAATATGTAAGACTGCTTCTGAACCTGCACTTACGTTAATTACTGCCATTTCTAGTCTCCTTTTAGTTTACAGTTACGAAACGGTAATCAAATGTATAAGTTAACACATCTGCTTCCGTCTCTGTTGTCATCTCGCATTCTCTAATCACCTGATTAGAAATGCTGTTTCTACTATTAATTATATTTGCTACAATAGTGTCTATGTCACCAGGCTGAGTCTTAGCATCTACACTTAAGAAAGCCTGAACAGTTGTTTCTGTTTCAATAACATCATTGTTATCTAAACAGTTAATCAACTCTGTTTTAGAAATATTGTCCTCATCCAAATAAACAAACTTCATGTTCTTGTTATACAATTCAACACCACCTGCTTCATAAGGTAGTTCACTGCTAACACTAACGTTGCTACTTGCTAGACTAACGTCTAAATTTGCTTTGAGAGTATCTCTAATTGCCATTATTTGACCCTTGCTACACTTTGTCTACTTCTACTTCTACGGTTTACTCTAAATCTTACTTGCTTTTCACCGTCTTCCACAGTTCCATCGTTATCTGCGTCATACCATGTAAAGTCTGCTAGTAGTTCTTCGAATAAATCATTGAAACGACCTTCATAATACTGTATCTTTTGAACCTCAGGTGACTCTGGATTTCCAAAGTCTGCTATCTTAGGTAATAGATACATATAAAGTGCTCCAAATGCACACATGTCAGTAAAGTCTGCTTTCCTACTTAGAATCCTTTCTGGAATAAATGGAGGAATAACGTTTTGACTAATACCAGTGTCGCCACTGTAAGCCAAGTATTCTCTCCAACGAGCACTGAGCCGTATCTTTGTGTTGATACGGTCAGTGGTCTTTGTTGTAAGGTCTTCTATGTATTCATTTAAGTTTGCCGGGGCATCTGGCACGTTAGTGAAGTCAATCTCATTCCCTTCAAAGAGTCTTTGATCTTTGTCTCTAACGTCTAAGGCTTCTGCGTAACTTACTACGGTTGTTCCTGATAATATAAATGCCATTTGTTGCTCCTTAAATTAATATTAGGCTACTGATGCCAATCCTGTTGGAGTGTTTGAACTCCTATAGAAGTTTATGCCTAGGGCTTGAGTAATCATCGCCTTTAATAGGGCATCATTTGCCATATCTTGTGCTACTGAACCAATTGTTCCACTTGCTACGCCTACACCATTTAATTGCTTACTTAGTGCAAGTTCTTGTCCTGGAGTAATAATTCCAGCATAGAAACCACCTGCGTCACCTGGAGCATTTGCGGCTCTTAGGTTAGCAACTGATGTCGCAAACATGTCTAGTGTTGCGGCATTAGCCTGTCCAATTCCAGCCTTAGTAGCAATTGCTCTAATGAAACTTGATTGGATTT